GTGAAGAAGTGCGCAGTCTGCAGATAGGCGTGCCGCTCCGAGAACACGGTTGCCTCGCCGCTATCCGTGAGCCCCCGAAGCGAGGAGACCAAGATCACGATCTCCGCATTTGGAAACTGGCGTATCCCTCCGTAGCCAGTCTTGATATTGTACATCATCATCGAAAAAGGCGTGAAATAGAACGGGATGTAGTCCGACAGCGTTCCGCCCGGTGGCACTGGTACATTCCGTGCTGTTCGACGCTGGATCAATTCAAGGTTCCCGATGCGGACAAAATTGGGATCTTGCGCGTCGGAACTCTTGCAACGTAGCCCACTCCTGAGGATCCACGGCACATTGTTGGTGTGCGTGATCCTGAAGATCAGGGCTTTTTCGGCAGTCAAGTTGTTGGCCATCTCCATGCATAGATACAGTTTGCTGCGCCTTCCCTCAAGATGCTGTATTTCGCTCGGCACCGTCCACCACGAAGCTGATTGAGCGCTTTTGGGGCACCCGCCTTCCGTTCAATCGCCAGACGATGACCGCGATGCCGTACTGCCAGCGCCGATTGGCGGTAGCCCGGCTGATACCGAGTTCCCAGCAGATCGGCTTCCATTGCGTTCGGTTGGCACGCAACCAGAGAAGCCGGGCGTCACCGGGGTCGAGCCAGCGCAGCCAGAGCAGCGTTTCCTCGGCTTGGGTGATCTGGCGTGGACCAGGACGCGGGCGACGCATCCGGGGCTCCTGACCGACCTTGTCGGCGAAGCTGTGCAAATACTCGGGCCATGCGTTGAAGTATCCCTTCGGATTCACCTCAGGCAGCGAACGGAACACGTCGGCTGCACTCTCCAGCCGGTCCTCGACCATGGTTGGCGTCCAGTCATCCATTGGCCGCCTCCCGGTGATTGGCGCTCGGGCCATAGAGCTTGTCGCCAAGTTGGCGGACCAGTTCTCTCTCTGGCCAGGTCAGCCGGTGATCATCGACCGACACCGCCAGCAGACCTTGGTCCTGCCAGCCATCCTGCTTGACCCGTTCAGAATCCCGGCGTTCGCCGCCATAGCCTCGAGGATGCCATCTCATGACACACCCCCGTTGGTCTCGATTGCCCAATGGAGGATCGCAAGGGCATCGGCTTCGTTGTCGTCGGCGGGTGAAAACCCTTTGGCTTTGGCCGCCGCGATCATTGCCTCCTTGGACGCATTGCCCTTGCCCGTGGCATGGCGCTTGATGGTTCCGACCGGGACACCCTGATAGGGCACGCCGCGCAGTTCTGCCCAAGCCGTCAGCGTGGCCATCAGCCCGCCATAAATGTGGGCCGCGTCGGTGCCTGCGTGCCGCCGCACCTCTTCAAACCAGATGGCTGAGATCGGGCCTGAGAGGCGGTCGATTTCGGTCAGCCAATTCGAGAAGCGAAGGTAGCGCATACCGCCGCCATCGAAACGGCCGGGGCGGAAGGAGGCGGTGCCACTGGTGATCAGACTGTCATGACCACGCAGCGCCCAGCCGGTCGTTGTTCCGAGATCGAGGGCGAGGATACAGGACCGGGAGATTGCGCCCTGTTCGGGGCGGAGGTCCTGTGAGGGGATCGGTGTGTTCATCGTGCAGGCTCACATGGTTCGTGGGCCTTCGGCTTTGGTCACAATAGGGAATCACGTCATGGGCGGTCGATCAAGGAAAATGCGCTCGACAATACGCTGGTCCTACCTGCTGCATTTAGGTCCCACCTTGAAATCGAAGTGGGACCGCATTTTTATGTTTGAAAACAAGGTTGTCCCCACTGGTCCCACTTGGTCCCACTTCTTTTCCTACGCCGTATGGGGAGGAATGGACCCGGTCGGTACCTATACGCTTTATATGGGAAGGAAAGAAGATGGTGATCCAAGTGGGACCAGTGGGGACAAGATTGATATTAAATCGTTTTTTCTGTCCCTACCTTGGCGCACAGGTGGGACCTGACCCAAAGTGGGACCAAGCCGAAAACAAAACGGGGCACCCATTAGGATGCCCCCTGGCAAGATAATGCTGATCGCTGCGTTCAACCACCAACGTCCGGCTTGCGACAGCGCCATTCGCGGGCCGCACCAATGCGGCTGCGATATCGCTCCCAATGCCGTGATTTCAGCCAGGCACCCACGCGCATCTGATCGCCCTTGGTCCATTTCGCGGGCTCGATCCCAAGCGCCCCTTCAAGAATCTCGCCCACCGACACATCGCGGATCGGCTCAGCGCGCTCAAACTCCTCGTCCTGCCAGTCCTCATACCCCGCGTGACCGCGATTGACGCTGCGGGTGTCATGGGTAAGCCAGCGGTCGATACGGGCATCCCAGGCATCGGCCTGGTAGCGCGCTTCCTGCGCGGCCGCAGCCTCGGCAAGGATCATGGCGTCATCGATCCACCAGATTGCGCCTTCGCGGAAGCGGTGGACGGCTTCGGCCCAGAGTTGGTCGCGATCGCGGGCGAGCGCTGCAATGTCGATGGCTCCGCAGCGCAGGGGCCAGAAGCGGCGGTTGCCGGTTTCGTCACGCAGATAGGTGTCTGGGTTGACTGTGCCGGCAAAGACGCATTGTCGCGGCACCTCGACGGTGTAGCGGCCATAGGGCGGGCGAAAGCGGTCAGTGGTGCGGGTCAGAAACGCCTTGATACGCGAAACCTCGGCGCGGCCGATGGCATCGAGTTCAGCGATTTCCACGATCCAGATGCCCTGCATGTGGATTGCCGCATCCTTGGACCCCAACTCAGGCAGTTCGTCGGTGAACCATTCCTCGCCTGCCAACACCTTGAGCGCAGTCGACTTGCGCGCGCCCTGCGGGCCCTCAAGGATCAGCATGTGATCCGCTTTGGCGCCGGGCCGGAAGATGCGGGCGACGGCAGAAATCAGCCACAGCGCGCCGACGGTGTGATGGAAAGCAGTCGGTTCGGCCCCGAGATAAGTGCTGGTCCAGGTCTCGATCCGGGGCGTCCCGTCCCAGCGCACGTGTTCCAGCCAGTCACGCACTGGGTGGATGCGATGGTCGCGGGCAACGGCACCAATGGCGCGGCCGACCACCATGGGGGCGACGTTGACGCCGCGCAGTTGCAGCCATTCGGCAGTGCGAACCTCGTCTGCATCCTCCCAAGGGCGGGGAAATGAGCCGGTCGCGCTCTCCCATGGCAGCGGTTGCCGCACGACGATACTTTGGGCGAAATCGTCGAAGGCCAACACGCCTGCGAAGGCGGCATCCGAGGTCAGCGCAATGATGACATTGGCCTCGTTGCGTTCGGGTGTTCCCGCCATGTCCTGACGCAGGCGGTTGAACCATGCTGGTTTGGCGATGCGCGCGTTCGGATCGCCCGTGGCGTTCACGCGGCGACCGAGTTCCGTAAGCTGCTTTTCCAGGATCGCCATCGGAATGCCGGTGGCAACTTTGATCCGCGCGAGGATCTGGCGCGCAGGCAGCGGGTCCAGCCGCGCCAGCGCAATGCGGCCGAGCAGTTGGCCGAGGGAAGAAATGTCGGGCGGGTTGGTTAGAGCCTCGGCGGCCATGACAAGACCTGCAATGTCGTCGTCGGCGGCGGGGAGAGATTCTGCCCCGGCAGCTTCACTAGTCGCTGAGACTTCCTGCCCGGCGCGATAATTATCAGCGCAGGCTCCGCGCATGAGATCGTCGTTGAAATCATCGCCGTGGAGCGGCAGGATGATTTCGTTCGGAATGTCGGCTCGGTTCAGCCGGTCTGACAGGGTTGCGGCTGCCTGACGTCCGGCATCGCCTGCATCAGCGTAGATGGTGATGCGCGTTGTGCCCTCGGGCCAGCGAAAGCGCGCCAGCCCATCCGCTGAAAGGGCTGCCCACACCGGCGTGCTGAACAGCGCATGGGCCGCCAGCGCCGTCTCGATGCCTTCGGCCACGCCAAGATGGCTGTCGTCCGGCATGGCGAACAGACGCACAGCGGCGTCCGCGACCGAACCCAGCATCTTTTTGCCCACAGGAGCCTTGGTGCTGCCATCGTCCAAAAGGAAGGTCCGATGGACACCGGGTGCGCGGTCGCCATTTGCGAAACGCGCCAAAGCGATCAGCCCGGGCCAGCCACGCTTGGTCTCGAAATCAGGCAGGTCGGGGTGAAACATCAAATCCGGTGATGCAGGATTTAAAAGCACGCGCGCCTGCAGGTATGCTTCGCCCAAGGTGCCCGCCAGCGGGACAGCACCCGCAACAAGCCTCGCGATCTCGGCGGAGTGATCGGGCTTTGGCCGAGGGGCGGACCGGGTGGCCGGATGATCCATGCCCGCAATCCGCGCCGCCTCGTCGAACAGCGCGCCATCACAGAGACCCGTTGCCTGTGAGATAAGATCAATGGGTCCCGCCCGCTCGCCGGTGGCGTAGTCGAAAGCCCAGCCGGCATAGGGCCCGTCGAGGTGGATGGTGCAGGAGCCGTCCTTGCGCGGTGCCCGGCCTGAAAGATCGGCGCAGCGCAACGCACGCCGGTCATGGGCCAACTGCGCCTCCGGAAACAGCCGCGGCAACCAATCTGCGGCAGTGATGGCCAGCCGGTCGCGTACCGCCGCAAGGTCATGGCGGGGACTGGAAGTGCCGACGTCGTTCAGGTCAATCATCGCGCCCCCTTCAGGCCAGCAGCACGAGGCCGCGCTCGGCGCGGGTGATCGCCGTATAAAGCCAGCGGCGGCGGTCGAGATCGGTGCGGCCCATTCCGTCGTCCCAGACGATCACGTTCTCCCATTGCGACCCCTGCGCTTTATGTGCCGTGATCGCCCAGCCGAAGGTGGCCTCGGTCAGGGGACGCTTTTCCTTCCAGTCGCGATCGTGGCGCTTGGCGTCATAAGCGACGTGATCCTCGAAATGCCCCTTGTAGATGCGCATGCGGCCCGGGCGGCCCTCACGGTCGAGGGGGCCAACACGCCGCCCATCCTCATCCGTCACCACGGCCGAAAAATACATCGTGCCCTCGTCGACGATGTTCTCGAGCGTCAGGAACATCCCGTTGATCAGCCCGTGGGCATTCTGGTTCTTCAGGCAGATGATCTTCTCGGAAGCACCGGTGGGCAGAAACGTTCCGCCAAATCCCGCGGCCGCGCGCATCGCATTGTTCAGTTGCAGGCGCGTCGCGTTCAACCCACAGATCAATTGCCCTCCGCGCAACGCCTGGTCGGGGGAGATGTCGCCCTTACGCAGCTTGGCGACATGGGCGTCATAAGTGCCAAAGCCGATGGGCTCACCCATCCGCGCCATGGTGGCCAGCCGGATGATTGCACTTTCAGCCGCCTGGCGGTGGATCTCGGTCAGCATCATGTCGGGCACGTCGCTGGTAAAGGCTCCTTCGCCTTTGATCGGCGGTAATTGCCCGGGATCACCAAGGACGAGGATCGGCTTGCCGAAACTCATCAGATCGCGCGCCATCTCCTCACCCACCATCGACACCTCGTCCAGCACGATCAATTTGGCATCAACGGCATCGCTTTGCGGATTCAGCGCAAAGCGCGGATGCTTCATGGCAGAAAGCGCCTGTCGCATGGCCTCGATCCCGGCCTCTGCAGCGGTTCGGTCGAAGCCGGTCAGTTTGCGGGCGACGGTTTCCGCCTCCAGCACCTTCTTCACGGCAGCCTCGATTTCCTCTTCAGTCGCGTCGATCACCGAATAGATAAGGCTGTGGATGGTGCGCGCGGGCGTGCCCTTGCGGCTCAGTACCAGTGCCGCCTTGCCGGTAAAGGTGGCGGTGACGACGCCGGGGATGCAGGACCCGTCCTTGTCGCTGCGGTGTGGTGAAATCCCGAGGTCGTCCAGCGCAAACTTCAGGACGGTGCTCTTGCCCGACCCGGCATAGCCAAAGAGGCGGAACACCTGCTGTTGGTCGGTGCGGTTTTCGAACCAGTTGCGAACTTCGGCGATGGCGGCGGCCTGTGCGGCCGAAGGGATGAAGGTGGTCATTCTACCCTCTCAGCATTGACTTGCGGAACAAACAACAGAAGGTGAAACAATGCGCCGCAGGGCATGGAGGAACAGATGGAAGTGTTTTTCGCGGTGTTGTTGGCCAAGCTAATAGGCATACCAGGCCTCGGTGGCCTCTTGTCGGGGTTGTTCATCCGCTCCTTACCTTTCGCCATGGTCGGTGGCGCGTCAGCGGGTGTCGTAGGAACCATCGTTTTGGCAAGCGTTCGCACAACTGGTGTTGGGGCGACCAGTTGGATCATGGCTGTAGTCGCAGGCATGATCGCGGCGCTAATAGGTTGGGCCGTTCGTGGACGGAGGCAGGCCAAGTGAACGCAAAGCAATGCTGGCGCATCGAGGGCTTCGACGGCCTGAATAGAATATTTGACGACGCAAAACCCACCAGCTATTTTGGTGATCGTCAAGTCGAGGAAATGCTGCGTCGTTTGGCATGCCGTCATTTGACTGCCGAGGAGATCATTCAAGCATCTGCCGCGAAACGATTTTTGGGCGCAGATCATTTGGCCACCAATCGATCCTTTTCCAATGGTAGGATCGTTGTGACTTGCGGGGTTGACCCGCATTACGTTGCAACGCTGATGAAATAGGATTGTGGATATTCCTGACCCGGACTTGACCCGCCAATCTGACTGGAAGCCTTGACGGATCATTTCAGTGCCCTCCAGCACGTGCCGGCCCACGCGCAGGGCGCATGCCATTTGCCAGCGGTCATACCGCCCCGGCACAGAACCGCCGTGGGGTCAGCTGCCGCGCGTGGTAGCCATTCGCCCGCCTCGGATGCCTGCACCACAGTGACGGCGCGGTCGGACATTTCCTGTGCCAGCCGCGCATCGAAGGGCACCAGTTCGGCGTGCAATTCCATCGTGTCGCGGTTCAGGGCGGTAAAGAGCGCAGGCTTCGGCAGGTCGAGATAGGCCTGATAGAGCGCCAGTTGGGCAGCGTAGACCGGACGCGCGATGCTGACGCCGCGCTTGATGACGTCCTTCCAACTTGACGCCCCCAGGGCCTTGGTTTCCCAAAGGGCGGGGTAGTCCATTGGGACGGGGCCGGACACGAGGCAGCCGTCGATGTGTCCCTTGAAACGGCCCCCAAGTGCGGCGAACCCGAACTGGCGGCCGTCGGCGCGTTCGGTGCGCAGATCGAAGCCAGCGATGCGCAGCCAGTTTGCGACGATGTCTTCGCCCCGATGCCCCGCCTCGAAGATGCGCAGGGTCTTGGGCGCGAATTCCTGACCTTCGTCCTTGGGCACGGCCAGAAAGTCGTACTGGATCTGGCGCAAGCAATCACGGCCAAGGCCCGAAGAACTGACATAAGTCCGGGGCCGTTCACTGCGGTTGCGGGCGACAAGGGCAGCGTCGATGGCGGCTGACACCGCCGAGGCAACGGTTGCTGGCGGGTTCGCCTGATCATAGAGGTAGCCCGATGCATGATTAAGGTCGATCATTGGTCGCGCTCCCAGAACCCACCGGCTTGTGCGATGCAGGTCAACTTGTGGAACTGGGCCTCGGTCAACTGGGCGCGCGCGCCGAACCGTTCGAGCTTCTGGCGGAGGCTGTCACAGAATTCGATCTCGAAATCGGTCGCCGCATTTTCGGTGGCGTTGGCCAGAAGCCCCATCCAGCTGCAGGTCGTCGTATCGTCGTTCAGATCAATCATGGCACACCCTCTCAAAACGGAATCGGATCGTCGTACGTGGTGCCGGTGCGCTCCTTGATCGCACCCTGTGACAGCATGCTGTCGACGTAGCCGGTAACCGCCGCCTCGATCAGGCGATCAATGTCGGCGGCGGTGCGGTTGAAGAAGGGCTGCATGAGCCCGAGGTCGGTCAGCGCTTCGGCGAACAGCGTCCGCGCGTCGCGGATCGCACGGGTTTCGCGGGCGGTCTTGTCGATCATGCCATTGTTCCTTTGGGCAATTGCGCTGCCTACGTCCTGACAGCGAAGCGAGCAGAAGCGGTAATAGGGATAGCGGTCGTGCTGGAGGCGGTGGCAGTAACCAAAGCCACCGGCTTCGCGCGCGCAGACCGCGCAGATCGTCACCCGAGCAAGAGCATCGCGATCGGGTCCTCTTGCGGCCAGTCCAGCCGGTGCAGGCGTTCCGACTGCATCACGATCCAGCGCGAGATTGCATTGACCGCCATTGCCTCGAGGTCGCCGAGGGTAAGGCTTGCGATGGGTTGGTGCAGTCTTCCTCGGGCTTCGAGCCATTTTCCGATCTCCAGCGCGGCGGCGCGCGTCACATAAGCCTGCCATTCGTCCGGGGTCATGGGCCGGTCTCCCGGCCCAGCCCCATCATGTTGGGCTGTTGGTGATCGCGCAGACCTGCGGGACCGCCGCGTCCGCAGCACTTCAGCCATTGAGCCACGCAGGCATCGCGGGAGCCCCCGGTGCGGCGGGTGCGGGCGACTGCGGTGCTGGTGGTGCTGGAGGGGCAGCCTGTGGGCCCCAGGCGGGTGCGGGCGCGGCGGCCGGCTGTGGGGCCGCGCCCCAGGTCGGGGCTGCAGGCGTTGGCTGCCCCGCACCCCAAGCCGGTGCCGGGGCTTGCCAGCCCGGTGCCGGGACGCTCGCGGCCTTGCGCGGCGGGGCGTTGACGGGATCCGGCGTGACGGTTTCACCCCGCATGATCGCGGCATGTTGCGGCTCGTCGGGCAGAACGACGTTGGCGATCCTGTTCTGGTCACGGTATTGCGGGTTGGAGGCGGGCTCGACCATAAGGCGTGCGGCAAAGGTGATGCCTTCGAGATGGCGCAACCCCGGAAGCACCCGTTTGGCCTTAGTTGCGGGGCTTTCGTCTTTGGGATCAAGACCGAGGGCACTGTCCACAAGTGCACGAAAGGTGGATTTCGAGATCTTCCAACCAATCGACTGGCCTTTCTCGTCCAGCTTACCGCCCGCCACCGTGAAACTCTGCCAGAACTTGCGCCGGGCATGGGGGCCATCGACCACGGTGAATTCGCAATCGAGCATCCGCGCATCGCTGGACTGCGACGCCTTCAAGAGGCCTGCATCCATCGGGCTTGCGCCATTCACCCCACCCGGACGGATGGTCAGCCGCACCTTGGCGAAGGTGCCATCGGGGATCAGTTCGCCGATGGGTGCCATCTGCGGTTGGGCATCGTTCAGATCGTAGCTCATGTCATGTGTCCTTTCAGGGATCAGGAAGAGAATGCGGGTTGTGCGGGGCTGCTGCCGTCGATGCGGGACAGCAGCGCGCCAAGATCAGGCGGTTCGGTCATGTCGAGACGACCGGAGCGGTCCTTGGCGGGCAGACCCCAGGGATTGCCGGACCTGCAGACCAGGCGGCGTCCGGTGGCGGTCTCATCCAGCAGCCAGCCACCCTCGGCATCGCGGGCGAACAGCTGCATCGAGACCACCTGATCGACGATGCCGGGCAGTTCCCGGCCTGCTTTCGCGCCTTCCATCTGTGGCTGCCAGGTGAACGTCCCGAAATCGTCGGTGACCTTTTCCAGCACGCCGACGAAGATAACGGTCTTGCCGCGCGCATGTTGCAGGTGCTTCAGCGCCTGGATCACCTCGCGCCCCAGAAGCCCGTAGGCCCCGCGCACGTCGGGCTTGCCGGTCCGATCCGAGAACGCTTCGGGCTGCTGACGGGCATAGGCCATGACCTGCCGCGTCAGGTCGGTGATCGAGTCGACAAACACAATGCGCTTGCTGGCGAGAAACCCTTCGATGCCGCTATCGCGGTGCTGGGCCTGCAACCACGCATGGCGTTCGGTGCCGTACCAGGACTGCGGGTGTTGTGCCGGGTCCGCCCCGCCGATCAGCACCACCAGATCGCGGAAATCGGTGAAGCTGCGCACCGGGATCGAGGCACCGCGCCAGTCCTGCACCGACTTCATCCCGGCTTCGAGGTCGAGGCAGACGGTCTCGTCGGCGGGCAGTGATTTCAGAAGCGTGGTCTTGCCAACGCCGGGCGGCCCGAAGATCGCCAGCGAGGTCTTGTTTTCGGCCGAGGAAATGCGTTCGTCGGCGGTGATGATGCGGAAAGTCATGCGTTTCTCCGATGAATTGAAAAGGGCGCGGCGGCGGGGGTGACCGGGTGCCGAAGGGGAACCTGCCCGGCGTTGCCGTTCGGGCGTCCCGCCGCCGCGCGTTACCGGTCTCGGGTCTCGAGCCGGAACACGGGTTTGCCGGTGGTCTCGGTCCGGGCGGCGGCGAAGCCTTCGCGCATCGCCTCAGGCCAGGCCCCGAACCGGCGCTCTGACACGCGGTAAGCGATCTCGAGGTATTCGGTCGGATCGTCGCCGGATGCGGCGATGCGGACGGCCATGGCGGCCAACCGGTCCTGATCCCAAGCGACCTTCT